AATTGGCATCGAAGTACAACACCTCGTACGAACGCCACATGAAAGATTTGCAGGATATCCGGGATAAAGCTTTGGCTGCCGGAGCATTTGCTGCTGCCGTTCAGGCGGAATATCGGCGGGGACAGGCACTGGGCACGATTTACGTTGAACGCAAGGAAATCAGGCACGGGACAATTGACTCGATGTCGAAAGAGGAAGTGCAGCGGAAGCTGGATGAGCTGAAACGGCTCTATGGTGGACCTCCTCCGACTGCCTTGATTGATGCAACCACTGGCCAAGTGCTGGACAGCACCGACCGGGAGAAAGACCCGGAGTTTGATTCAGGCGTGGCCGATCCCCCGTTAGATGTTTTTGAGATAGACCGTGGCGACGACACCTGAGGCGCGATTCTCTGCACGTGTGCGTGATGGGCTCAAGGCTTTGGGCTGCGATATTGAGCGAATCGAAAACCGTGTGAACCTCGGCGTGTCCGATATGCTGGTGGGCGTGGCGGATTGCTTTGTCACTTTGGAATTGAAAGTAGTGCAAAGTGGTTTGAAAGTGAAATTGCGGCCACATCAAATTGCTTTCCTGACTCGGCATGCAGCCAAGGGTAGGCCTTGCTTTGTGCTTGTCTTGCGGGCGGGCGGTGCAGTGCTCAAGCCTGAACGGGTTTTGCTTTATCACGGGCGAGATGCTGTTGCTCTTGCTGAGGAGGGCTTGCGGCTGCCGCCGTTGGCGGAGTGGCCATCACGGGGCATGGTTTGGCAAGACCTTAGAGATGAGCTATTGATTTCGGAGGATTGATCGAAAAAAACAATTGGACAATTTGCCCCTGTTTGGCAAAATAGAGCTTGCTGAAATAGTTCAGCAAACAGAAAGGATAGAGAATGAAGACATACATTGTTTTAATCGTTGCGGGCGACATTGATTGCATTGATGAGGCGCTTGGCGATTTTGTAAATACTGACGTTATTGAAGAGTACGCGACCCTGTGCGTTAACGATGAGGCACGCACGTTTGAAGCGGGCGAAGTGTCGAACCCCGAATATTTGACTATTTTGGCGCAAAGTGTTGCGGCTGCTGTTAAGGGGAAAATATGACAAAAACCCTTTGCGTTTATTGGGCGCATGCCCAGCGAGACGGCCCTTCTAAAATTTTCAAATTAAAACGCGAGGCGCTACAGTGGGGGCGCGATACTTTCGACGGGGTTTTTATTGTGGAACCGATCAATAAAGCCAAGCTATCGGAACGGCTGGATTATTTAAAAAATCAATTGGGAATTGTGCCGGAGCTGGCCTATACTGGCCGCTCATTAATTCAGAAAGGATAGAGTCATGTTGAAAACCGTTGCAATATCAGCCAACAAAAAAACCGGCCCGATAGCTGTTACTTATCGCGCCGGAGAGCATGAGACATATGGCACGTGCCCGCGTAGCTGCGCACTGCACCCCAAAAGCGAAACCGGCACGGATCATATCGACGCGGATTATTTGGCTGCCGTATATGACGCGGTACCGCGCCGGGGTATGGCATGGGCTTATTCTCACTTTGCTGCCGAAGCGCTGCCAATACCGGCACCGGGTAAAACGACAATCAACGCGAGCTGCGACACCATCGCGGACGCGGTGCGCACTGTAGAGCTTGGCCGCCCGGCGGTTTACGCTGCACCGGTGGACACTGTCGACACTTGGCCGCGTAAAATTCACGGGGTGACGTTTGCCCGTTGTCCCGCTGAGCTGGCCGAATCGTTTACATGTGCGGACTGTGGCGGGGGCTCCCCATTGTGCGCACGTGGTGACCGTGATTTTGTCGTTGTATTTGTTGCCCATGGCACGGGTAAAAAACGAGTCGGCACGGATGACGCGGGCGGCTGCTATGCTGCCAGTGGTCCGGTAGCGATTCAATGGCACGGGACGCGAAAAACCGGGCATGCGAACGATTCGCAAACGGTGCGGGACTTTGCCCGAGGGTTGCCGGTGGGCTCGATGTTGCGGCACCATATCGCGGGCGATATTGGGCGCGAGGTGGCCGCATGATATTAATTGGCGCGGTTTTACTGTGGCTTTTTATTGGGTGGCTGCTCGATAGATACGGCTAATTGAAAACCCTGAACCGATAGGAATAATTCAATTGACCGGGCGCGACAATAGACTAGAATTCAAAACATCAGCAGCCGGGCGGCTGTTGGTTTAACTCAGAAAGGATAGCAAAATGGCTCACATGATAGACACAACAACCGGCACCGCTGCAATGGCTTACGCGGGCGAAACCCCATGGCACGGCCTCGGCCAAGCTTTGAGCGCTGATGCGGATATAGCAACATGGACACGCGAGGCGGGCTTAGCTTATGACGTGCTCGAATCTCCCGTACTGTTTCGCACTGAGGCAGCGAGCGAACCCGAGGCATTTAAGGGGCGCAAAGTATTGCACCGCAGCGACACCGGCGCACCCTTGGCCGTAGTTTCGGACGGATACCGCGTGGTGCAGCCTGCCGAGGTTATGGGGTTTTTTGATAACTTGGTCAAGCTTGGCGGGTTTCGATTGGAAACTGCGGGCGCGTTAAGTTACGGTCGGCGCGTTTGGGCGCTGGCATCCCTCGGGGCGGGCGCGGATATTGTCGACGGTGACACCGTCAAGCCTTATTTACTGCTAGGCACGTCATATGATGGAACCATGGCCACAGTGGCCAAGTTTACCTCGGTTCGCGTGGTATGCAATAACACGATAACGGCGGCGCTGGGGGATAGCACGGCCTCGGTTCGCGTATTGCACAGCGAGCGATTCGATGCGGACGCGGTGCGGTTAGAGCTGGGCATTGTGGCGAATAGCTGGGAGCGCTTTTTAGTTGAATCTCGGAAACTGGCAGGCGTGGCCATGGGCGCGGATGACGCGGACGCGTTCGTATCTGAGCTGCTCAAGCCTTACCACACCGGCAAAATCGATATCACCGATTCGCGGGCATATAAGCGAATCATGCAATTATTCAACGGCGCGGCTATCGGTTCGGATATCGCAGGCGTAACCGGCACGCGCTGGGGCATGCTCAACGCGGTTACCGAATTAGTCGATCATGAGCGCGGACGCAGTAACAATACCCGTCTCGAATCGGCATGGTTCGGCACCGGTGCAGCGATTAAAAACCGCGCTTTGGATCTGCTGGCGGCTTAACTAATCGGTTTTTTTGCACGCTGCCGAGGGGGATCGATCAAATTAATTGATCAATCCCCCGTTAATTTGCCCGGGGTAAACCTGCCCCCGGGCCTTGGTGCGTCATCTCTGCGAAACTTGGCGCGGTGCGTGGAGCGGGGCGCGTTATTCGCGCCCCGTGTTGCCCGTTGCCTTGCCCTTGCTTCGCGCACCGGCGGCAGCCGGTGCGCGTTTGCTGGCGCTTTGGCCTTGGTTCGCGGTTCGCGAACCGCGTTTGTTTTTCCCTAATTGGTGGTGGCGGGGGCGGGCGGGCTCGACGCGGAAAGATTCTCTATTGCTGGCGCTGATTCGATAGGAACAATTCATTGGACACGGTGCGCGGAGCTGGCACAATTGAGGCCTCAACAACAGAAAGGATAGATATGGGACTCGATATGTATTTAAGCGCAAAGCGCTATTTGTGGAACGCGGAACGCGAGACCGTTACGGTTTCCGGCTTTGATATCCCCGCCCCGTTGGAATTGTGCGAGGTTCGTTGCCGTGCGGCATATTGGCGCAAAGCCAATATGATTCATGCGTGGTTCGTGGCTAATGTGCAGGATGACGACGACAACTGCGCCCCTTATGAGGTAGGCCGCGATGACCTGCAAACGCTGATTAACTTATGTCGCGAGGCCTTAGTCAATCGTGACAAGGCTGCCGAACTATTGCCCACGGCGCATGGGTTTTTCTTCGGCGGCGATGAATATGACGAATGGTATTTTGCAGAGCTACACCGAACAGCGGACGAGCTGGCCGCACTGCTCGAGGCCGTGGACGATAACTGGTCGTTCGAGTATCAATCGAGCTGGTAGGCTATCGGGGCTCGCGCCCCGATAGAAACTATTCATTGGACGCGGACAATGGAGCGCCTAAGATAGGCGCTCCACAACAGAAAGGATAGTGATATGACAATCACCAAGCAATATTGGTTCCTGAGAATCGGCAGCGACTGCCTCGATGATTCACTCTGCTATAAGACAAAGCAGGCCGCGATTAATAAGTATCAGCGCGTCGCGCAAGAGCTGGCGCAGTATGAGCAGGAAATTGAGGCCTCACTGCATCGCGCTTCACGGCGCGAGACCCTCGACGAATACCCTGATTTTGTTTTGTCGCTGGGCGTGCGTGGCGGCGTAAGAATCGAGGGCTGCTAATATGTCGCCCGCAGAACAATTGGCCTTTGTTAAGGCTTACAGCAACAATGTTGCCCATCACCCCGACAGTCTTGTCGCTGACTTTGTCGCTCGCTATGAGGCGGGCGAAGATATGGATTATTCTTTCGAGTACACCAGCATCGTGGACGCACTGGGTATTTGGCATGATGCGATCAGGTGGAAGCTTGAACAGCTATCAGGTACCGGTACCTGATAGAAACAATTCATTAGCCACGGACCGTGGTCCGTGGTGTAATTCTTTTACGGCCTGATTGAGGCCGCACTCAGAAAGGATAGCAAAATGAAGAACCCCCTCAAAGGATGGTATAGCGATTTGTTCGGCAGCCGTGGCGCGGACGTGGCCGCAGCTCTCGAATACGTGGACCAGTTAGCCAGCGCCAGCAGCGACCCAGTAGCAGTGCAGACCGCAGCACGCGTGCTGCTCAATACGACAATCACCGCAGTGGATCAGATCCTCGGCTCGCGCAGCCCCGAAAAGTTAGCATTGATCGAGTTGATCGATGAACGGATCAATGCTGCCAACATTGTGCAAACTGTTACCGATTTGTTTAATGGTATTAATTTGCAGGACAAAGTTGACCAGCAGATCAGCGATTGGATCGACGCGAACCTCGATGTGGATGATCAGATCAGTAATTGGATGTCCGACAATTTTGATGTCAACGACTACAACGTCGACGATGTGGTGGACGATAAGATCAAGGAATGGGCATCCGATAATTTGGCGGACGAAGTGGAATCAGTTATTAAAAATAGTTTGACATTTAGCGTAATAGTCAATTAAAATAGAAGCTCTAGACCAGCCGGTCTAGAGCAACTTAGAAAGGATAGAGTCATGAAACGTAAAGCAAATCCATTGATCCAAGCGATCAATGAGGCCTCTAGCAAAACCCGCAGAGAAGCGCATGAAATGATCGAGAAAGCGAAGATTCTCGATCAACTGCGCATGAAAATCAGAGGCAACTATTCACCAATATTTAAAGATTTAGATCTGTCAGTGCATAACCTGTACCTGCGCACAGGTTATTACAAGCCCACAATTGAAGTAACACTGAACAAACTGGAAAGCTTTAAAGATGACCAACTGGTCAAACTGTTGAGCTTCTTAACAGACCGAGCCAGCAACATGTCCAGCAAGGACTATGCGAACTGGTTGAATCGGGACTTCAGTTTCGAACTCGAGGATGTATATATTAATGTTTCGGCTTATGTCAGATCCGACAGCCCGACCTGTCGCAAGGTGAAGGTCGGAGTAACAGTGCAGGAAGTGGAAGAGTACGAGTTAGTATGTGACTGATCCGCGAACTGGTCGGCAGCCGTCGGCAGCCGAACCCCAAAGCCCAGACTGTACAGTCTGGGCTTTTTTACTTTCCCCTTTAGAATCAACAGCTTAGAGCATCATAGGCAAAGTTAATCGGTGCGCTCGCACCGATTGTTTTTTTTCACTTGACAAGCTCGATTTTTTCATATCCTTCCCTCAAGGTGGTGGCGGGGGCGGGTGGGCACGCCGGAACACCAGTCTGTCAATCCCTTAGGGGGGAGGGCCATTTTAGGTACCGTCAGCGTCAGCGGAGGACGAAGGTCCTGTTTTAGCCTAACAAAAAGCTTTTGAAAGTCTGACCCCCTACCCCCACCCTGCTCCCCACAAAAGGCCCCCCTTGTTTGTAAAAAAGCTTGGGGTGGGTTAATATATAAAAAATTCAGAACCTGAAGGTCTGCCCGTGAGTAACACGCAACAAGAAGATGTCGATGCCGAACGCCTGCGCCTTGAGCTACGGCTCCAGTTACTTGATGCCCAAGAGAAAGCGACCACTAGCTTTCTTGATTTCTGCAAGTACGTATGGCCCGAGATGCTCGTTGGGGAACACCATAAGATCATTGCGGAAGCCTTTGACCGCGTCATTGCTGGTAAATGCAAGCGCCTGATGATTGCCATGCCTCCACGGCACGGTAAGTCCCAGCTTGGCAGCTACCTGTTCCCGGCCTATGTCATGGGAAAAATCCCCGACAGCAAGTTGATCGTCGGCTCTCACACCGCTGAACTGGCTCAACGCTTCGGTCGCATGATCCGTAACCTTGTAGAGGAAGACCGGTACAAGGAACTCTTCCCCTCTGTTGGCCTATCTGTTGACTCCAAGGCCGCCGGTCGGTGGAACACGAAGGGTGGTGGTGAAGCCTTTTTCATTGGTAAGGGCGGCGCGATGACCGGTCGAGGCGGCAATATCGTAATCCTTGACGACATCTTGGATGAGCAGGACGCGTTGTCCGAGACTGCTATGGAGAACACGTGGGAGTGGTACACCTCCGGCCCTCGTCAGCGTTTGCAGCCAAACGGTTCCATCATCGTAATCAATACACGCTGGAAGACTGATGACCTAAGTGGTCGCTTACTTCGCCAGCAGGGGCAGTTGAAGTCTGACCAGTGGGAGGTGATCGAGTTCCCTGCCATATTGCCCAGCAACAAACCTTTGTGGCCCGGGTACTGGAGCCTTGATGAGTTAGAGAAGGTCAAGGTCAGCATTGGCATGAAGAAGTGGAATGCCCAGTGGCAGCAGGCCCCAACGAACGATGAGGGAGCCATTCTTAAGCGCGAGTGGTGGCGCAAGTGGAAGTCTGAGACTCCTCCGCCTTGTGAGTATTTGATCCAGACGTATGACACGGCGTACAGCAAGAAGGAGAGTGCTGACTTTTCTGTGATCAGCACGTGGGGCGTGTTCCACCCTAATTTAGACTCGGGCCCAAACCTCATCTTGTTGAACGTGAAGAAGGGTCGGTGGGACTTTCCTGAACTCAAGCGGATTGCCAAGTCGGAGTACATGTATTGGAATCCTGACAATGTCTTGATCGAGGCCAAGGCAACGGGGACCCCGCTCCAGCAGGAGTTGCGTAAGATTGGAATCCCTGTCACGATGTACAGCCCCGGTGGACGAAGAACCGGTCAGGACAAGGTCAGTCGCGCCAATGCTGTTGCTCCTTTGCTGGAGTCTGGGATGATTTGGTATCCTGAGGATATTGAGTGGGCGCAGGACATGGTGGAGGAGTGCGCTGCTTTCCCCAACGGAGCGCATGACGATCAGGTGGACTCGGCGGTTATGGCTTGGATGCGCTTTCGTCAGGGCAACTTTATTGCTCTGGCAGATGACGATGTTGAGGAAGAAGAGCCTGCGTCGGACCAATACGAATATTATTGACACGCCCAGCACCACCAGTAGAATCGGGCAATATCCATAAGGACCCCGGACCATGGCCCAAGAACCGTCTTCCAAAGATTTGCTAGAAGCTGTCAAGCAACAAGAGAGTGGTGGCCGTCGTTACAAAGCGGATGGTAAAACTTTGCTCGAAGGCCCGCAGACCAAGTACGGTACTGCCAAGGGTGAGATGCAAGTTCTGGACATGACCAACAAGGACCCCGGCTTTGGTGTCCGTCCTGCCAAAGACGACAGTCCCGATGAGCGGGCCCGGGTTGGTGAAGATTACTTGGCTGCCATGGTCAAACGATATGGCGACAGGAAGACTGCCTTGGTTGCCTATAACTGGGGACCGGGGAACACGGACAAGTGGTTAAAGAAGGGTGCAGATCCGGCTAAGTTGCCTAAGGAAACGCAGAACTATGTAACCAAGGTTATGGCTTCTTTGGGTGTCCCCTCCTT